ACGAAGTTGCGTTGGAAGTGTTGATGGTGAACCACCGTACTTCCTAGCAAAATCACCCAATCCATAATAACGATCGGCAGATGTCCATTGGATCAGTCCGTAACCGCGTCCACAGTTACCCCAACTGGTCCTACTACCACCTTCGCAAATATTAGGAATAAAAGTTGATTCCTGACGAATATTGCCCATAATGGTAGCAAGGGCGTTTCTGTCTTTAATACCACGATCCTGGAAAAATGCCAGGGCAGCATTCTCATGTTCATTACACCCTTTACAAATTAGCCTTTTCTCTTTTGGCTTTGCGGGAGCAACCTCGCGGATTGCTGTCTTCTTTTCATCTACAAGATCAAACTCTTTGATTATAGCAAATGGTTTGGTTGTTGGTTCCACTGGAGGTGGAGGACCTTGCATCTTGTAGTTGACGAATGGCAGTGATGCCGTACTGGTTGTAACCGTTGCCACGAGAGGCAGGGCTACTGTAAAGAAATTTTGCATTAATTTTAATTGAACTCTACATCCGTATAGGCAAAGGAGAAGTTCCCCTTCTCAGGGGCAGTGCCCACGGCTCTAAATGTCACTTCAAGGACTAATAACGAAAAACCCACCATTTGGTGGGTCCTTTGCATAATAAGTTATTATTTAGGATTTGTCAACTGGAAACTACATCTTTTCTAAGTACATAATATCCAACTCTTGATTAGGATCTTCATAGTCTTTAATCCACTCATCAAATTCTTCAGCAATTGACACTGCATTTAAATAGCATTCAATTGGAGATTTAGATGGAGATTCAGTCTCAGATAAATGATGAATTCTATCGATTGACCACTGACGAATATCAGCAACAATCTCTTCAGTTGTCATTTCCATAGTAATCTTTTCGGAAGTACCTGTTGAGGATGTTGGAATTGTAGTACCTTGGGGTTCCGTCGTCAAGTGATTCTGTGAGGACATTGTTTGCGAAGAGTTGCCTTGTTTCTTCAAAATTAGTCTTGCCCTTTGTTTTATGTAATGAGATAATAGTGCGCGTAAAATTTTCCCTACCATACTTTTTTACATCCTCCTTGAGTTCTGGGCACGATCCATAATAGCACTTCCAGTCAGATTCTGCTTTAACCTTTCTAGATTTTCCTCTTGGTGTGCGGAAACTCCAGAAATACTTTCTACCAATATAATCCCTACCAGTTTTACTGCAATGTATATGATATACAAAACCAAAATAATCTTGAATATCACTTGAACCAAATATTTTTCCATTGTAGGTCCAAGGGTTTTCATAGTCAATATCTATACTCATCAATTATATCAAGAACTTCGTTAAGATATTTATGTGCAAGTCCTTTAATGTCAGTATCATATCTAATATGTTCTTTATATAAATTATCTTTCAATTTTAAAACTCTAACCTTAAGTTCTTCTTTGGTTAATTGATTTTTTGACATAATTAGTTTTACACCTACAATACTTATAAAAAAAGGGACCTATAAAGGTCCCTTTGTTAGTATTTAAAAATAAATTCAGATAGTTTCAAGAATATTATCTAACCACTCCTCACTCATGTTTGCCATTATTACGATTGCATTCTCATTTGTATCTGCGTATCCTTCAGAAACAAGATACTCAAGAACAACATCAAATAAATCATCTCTTTCAATTTCTTCACCAAGTCTTGAAGCAACCTTACCTGCACCCGTAGAGACCGCTCTTGCTGCCTTACCTACTGCACTCTTAGCACCTGCCTTAGCAGAACTTGCGGCACTCTTTACATTACGCTTTGCAACTGCTGCTTTGTTCTTAGCAGACTGAACTGCTTTATTTTTAACATCAGATGCTGCTTGCTTAGCAGAACGTGCTGCAGCATATCCAGAAACTGCTGCAGATGCTGCTTTTTGCTTTACTTTATCTGCGGCTGCTTTAATCTTAGCACCAACTCTAGATTTAATATCTTTTGCTACAGCAGAACGAAGTTCTGATCTTCCTTTGCTGGATTGAGTTTTCAGACCAGCACCTTTAACTAAATTACGCTTATTTGCATACTTAGCAGCAGCAACGTGCGACTGTTGCTTAACATCCTTTACTTTCTTCTCTGCTGCCTTCTTTGCTTCACCAGGAGCGGACTTTACTTTTTCAACACCCTTTTTAATTGCACCCTTTACTTTAGCAATTCTTTCTTCTCTTTTTTTCGCTTTAGCAGCAGATAATCTTGATGCTGCTGCTATTCTGCTACCAGAACCAGAAGTTACTTTAGCACCAGAACCTGCTTCACCACCACGACCCATGGTTACTTTTGCTTCAAGAATAACTTCCTCAAAAATAACATCTAGTTCTTCAATATCAAATCCTTCATTTATAATATCGTAAATTGCTTCTTCAACAATAGCATCTAGTTCTTCTTCTGAGAGTTCTTCTACACCAACAAACTCTTCATTCATATCTTCGACTTCAGATCTCAAATCTTCATCATAAATGGCATTATATGCCTCGGTAAGTTTAAAAACGCTCATTTTTCTAATTTTTGTGTTTAATTATATTTATAAAAAAGGGGAGGTGTTACCCTCCCCAAATACTTAAAGTTTAAATCCACTAAAAGTATCCTTTTTAACATCTTGTTTAATTCCACCAACAATATACGATTCAACTTCAGTTTCTTGAGGAGCAACTTGAAGTCCTTTTGAGGTAATCCAATGTTCAGTCCATGGAAGTGGATTATTACTTGCAGAGATATCGTAAATTGGTTTTAGACCAATTGCTTTCATTCTACGATTAGCAATCCATTCAACATACTGTTGAAGAAGTTTATCATTTAATCCAATCATACTTCCATTTTTAAACAGATAATCTGCCCAACGCTTTTCTTCATTTACAGCACGATCAAACATAGCGTAAACCCACTCCTCTTCTTCCTTTGCAATCTGCTTCATTTCTGGATCATCACTTTCTTTCCACTTATTCAAAATATTTTGAGTGATTGCTAAATGTTGATTTTCATCTCTTGCAATAAGAGATATTATTTTTGCAGATCCCTCCATGAGTTTGAGTTCACCAAAAGCGAAAGAACAAGCAAAACTAACGTAAAACCGAATACCTTCAAGAATATTGACGTTTGCGATTGCTCTGTAAAGTTTTCGTTTAACATTTGTAAGAGTTTCCTTTGCGTTCTGTACACCTTCAAGTCTAAACATCCATTCATTAGATGTTCCATAACTTTGTGCAGAATTAATAAAGTCGTCATATGCTTCAGTTACACTAGAAGCACGTTCCAAAATCCTATCATCAGTTACGATAGAATCAAAAACTTCAGAAGGATCGGAATAAACATTCTTAATGATATAAGTATATGAACGACTATGGATCATTTCCATAAAACCCCAAACTTCCATACACGCTTCCAGTTCAGGAAGCGAACAATATGGAATAAATGCCATCCCAGGTCCACGACCCTGAACAGAATCAAGCATAATCTGATACTTTAGATTTGAAGTATAGATATGTTTTTGTTCTGGGCGAAGAGTTTGATAATCTCCACGATCCTTCTGGAGAGATACCTCTTCAGGTCTCCAGAAGTATCCGAGTTGTTGAGTAGTTAATTTATCAAAAACTGGATATTTGTAAGAATCATATCTCTGAATTCCTAAGGGTTTTCCAAAAAACATTGGTTGTTTTTTTGTATCTACTGGTTCGGTATTAAAAACTGTCATACCTTTGATAGTAGACTGATCTTCCATATTATCCAGAAATTTAACTTGCATTTTTTTCCCCTTTAAAAATAAAATTAACTATCACATTTAATATTTAAACTTTAGAAGTGTTATGATCTTCAAATTTTACAACTTTCACAATCCTCATCATCAGAAGATAAAATATCACTAAGCAAATTATTCAACTTATTATCAGTATCAACTATTTCATCAGTTTTAACATCATAAGTATTTTGATAATAAGAAGTCTTCCACCCATATTTGTAAGTATTCAAGAAATCATTTGCCATCACCGACACAGGAACTTCATTATCGGGATAATGCTCTGGATTATACGACCAGTTACCCGAGATTGCCTGATCAAAGAATTTTTGCATAACAGCAACAATATTGATATAACCAGTATTACTAGGCATATCCCAAAGAAGCGTATAATTATTCTTAAGAGTTTGATACTGGGGTACAATCTGCTTAAGAGGTCCCTTCTTTGATTTTTTAATGGACAAGTAATCTCTAGGTGGTTCAATTCCATTTGTTGCGTTTGACACAACGGAACTGCTCTCCGATGGCATCTGTGCGGACAGTGTTGAGTGCCTGAGACCGTGAGCCAGGATGGATGATCTAAGTGTCTCCCAATCATGCTGGTATGGAATAGATGAAATTTCGTCTACGTCTTTTTTATATGTATCAATAGGAAGAATACCATCAGCATACTTAGTACGACTGAAATATCCACATGCACCTTTTTCAATAGCAAGTTGATTAGATGCTCTTAAAAGATAATATTGGAAAGATTCTGTTAATCCATGAACAGCATCCCATGCTTCCTGTGAATCATACTTATACCCAAGTTTTGCCAAATAGTGAGCAAGACCAATAAACCCTATGCCAAGCGAACGACGTGCCTTAGTGGCGATTTCTGCGGCAACTACAGGGTATTTTTGATAATCAATCAATTCATCTAAACCACGCACAGAAAGATCGCAAAGTTCCTCAAGTTCCTCATCAGACTTGACTTTACCCACATTGATAGCAGAAAGAATACACAAAGCAATTTCACCAGCACCATCAATATGCTGAAGAGGATCTGTAGGTAAAGTAATTTCTTGACAAAGATTACTCATGTTTACTTTGTCTTTAAAAGATGAGTGAGCGTTACAGTGATCAATATTCATGATATAGATGCGACCTGTTTCTGCTCGCTCTTTTAAAAGATCAAGAATGAGTTTTTGAGCTGCGATAGTTTTTCTTGGAATAGACTGATCTCGTTCATAATCCACATACATATCGTCAAATCTATCAGTCCCAAAAGCATCATACAGACCAGGAACGTCGTGTGGAGAGAAGAGTGAGATTTCTCCGTCTTGAATAAATCGTTCATAGAAGAGTTTGCTAATTTGAATACTGTAGTCTAACTTACGAACTCGGTTATCTTCAGTCCCTTTATTATTTTTTAATACAATAATATCTTCTATTTCTTGGTGCCAAATTGGGAAGTGGACAGTCGCTGATCCACCTCTGATGCCATTCTGAGTGCAGCATCGGACAGTTGCTTCAAACTTTTTGAGGAAAGGGATAACACCTGTGTGCTGAACTTCTCCACCCCTGATTTTACTGTTGATGCCCCTGATACGACCTGCGTTGATACCGATGCCCGCCCTTTGTGCAACATAACGGCCAATTGCCATATCACTAGTAAAGATACTATCGAGGGTGTCATCAACATCAACAAGCACACAGCTAGCGAATTGTCTAAGTGGCGTTCGCACTCCTGCCATGATGGGGGTTGGAATGTTGATTTTGTGCTTTGAGATTGCGTCATAATACCTCTTGACATATGACATTCTGGTTTCTTTTGGATACTCTGCAAAGATAGTCAGAGCAATCATCATGTACATAAACTGTGGGGTCTCATAAACCTTTCCACTACTTCTATCTTGCACAAGGTACTTATCAACGACTTGACGTAAACCTGCATAAGTGAATAAGAAATCGCGGTGATGATCAATATAATTACCAGCTTTGTTAAGTTCATCTTCACTATACTTAACTAAAATTTCTTGATCATATACCGTTTTTTCAACACATACTTTAATATGATCCAGTAATGAAGGAAATTCCCTCATTCTACCATAGATACCTTTGCGGATAGAGAATAAAAGTAATCTTGCAGCAACAAATTGATAGTTTGAATGGTCAAGATCAATTAAATCGCTTGCAGATCTAATAAGAATTTCTTGAATTTCAGCAGTGGTAATTCCATCGTAAAATTGAATTCCAGATTGCATTTCAACCTGACTTGCCGAAACGCCTGCCAGATCTTTACACGCTTCTTCAACCATCACATGCATTTTATCGAGATCGATGTTCTCGATAGATCCATCTCTCTTTTTAACTTTTAAACCGTTGCTCATACTTTTTTCCAGTTAGTAAATTTAAGTGTTGCTTCTAAACCACGATAGGTATTTAATTCTACCATCCTTGAAACATTGTGTCCAGATAACACCATGTCATTAATATCTTTTTGTTTGATTGTTGATGGCCAAATAACTACTTGATCATTTTTTTCTATGTGTTTAGAAATTCTTTTAGTAATTTCAATATTTCTTGGTTCATTATCATAAATCCATACAGGGTCTGTTATACCCCATTTTCCAACATCACCATCAGCACCACAAAGAGCAATTGAATTATTAATAAATGTAGAATCAAATGGACCTTCTGTAATATAGACAGTTTTATTTTTATCAATATCATCTAATCCATAGATTTTTGGTGCTTCATCATCCAACATGATGGTAATATATTTAACCTTGTTTAAACCAAGTGATCTTCCTTGAAACCCAATAAATTTATTTTGATAATATAATGGAATGATTATTCTTGGTTCATCATACTGTAAACTTTTAGAATCAAAAGTTTTAATCAAACTATTTGTCCATTCTTTAAATTTATCCACATAATAAAATTTATCTGGATTTAATTTTCTACGTTCCAGATAAATTTTTGCCGTAGTGTTAGATGATGCTTTAGGAATTTTCAGAATTTCCTTTTTTTCATTTTTAGTGAAAATTGGTTTTTCAAATTTTGGTGTTTCCACCACAAAATTTTTACCAGTATGACCTTCTTTAAACTTTTCTAATGTGTACTGTTTATGTATTTCTGGATCTATAGTCTTCAAAAAATTATTAAACGATACACTACACCCACAATTATGGCACTTATAATTAGTATTATTTTTTAAAGAATACAAGTATCCCCTAGTTTTGTTTTTATTATTCTTAGAATCACCACAAATAGGGCAGCGAAAATTGTAGAGGTCTGCTTTAACCCTTTTGAATTTCTGAAGTCTTGGGGAAATAAGATTTATAAACTTTACGTCAACGAAGTCCATAACAAATAAGTTTCATGGACCTACCATAACATCAAATCTTGGTCTTGTCAAGATCAATATTTTTTAAGTCTATTATGCTTGTCCATTTGATCACAGCATTAGTTATCTTCTGCAAATAATATAAAGTTTGCATTTTTTTCTTTATTTTGGTCATGGCGAATAACGCCTAATTACCATTATTTATTTTATAAATTCTTGAACTATAGGTGGTTTAGATTCCATTATAGAAGGAACAATTGAATTTAAAATACCAATAACTATGACAGCAACTGCAAGAACTCCACCAATTTGCCATCTAAATTTTACAAGTCCCTCTATTTTTAATTCCATTTTCTCAAATCGCTCTGCTATTTTTTGATGCTCTTTTTCATTCTCTCCTTTCATCTCATCTATCATCTTGATCAACAATGCGTCGTTTTTCATACTTTGATCAATTCTTTCATCGTGTTTTGCTAAGATTGTTGCGATACTAGCATTTCCTTCGGAAATTTTGTCTACCGCTGCTTCTAATTTTGCTAGCATTTCGCGGGATAGGTCTTCATATATGTTGAGTTTAGATTCAAGAACCGCTATTTTAGATTCTTGTGAAAACATATTACCTCTTTATAGTATTTAAATAGTCTATCCAGTTTTTTCTGGATTTTTTGCCCCCATAGATATATCTTTTTTGAACTTTGTTTCCAAAAAGTTTAGGCGTTTTCCCAGCAACTGGTCCAGATGGATCAGATTCAGTACTAAATCCACCACCAGTCCCTGGTGCATTTGCGACCATCATTTCTCGAAGTATTTCAATTACCTTGTCAACGCTTTTCATCTCGGTAAACCTTTTGTAATTCTACTAAACAATCTACGTC